GCGGCAAGAGTTTTTACGGCGATACAACGGGCGTAATGCAACGACTTTGGCGCGTGAGTTGAAAATTGGGCGAGCGACGGTTTATCGTTGGCTCAAGCAACCAGGCGACGAGAACTAGTCTCAGGCTTCCCTGGAATTGAGACAGTCACAAAGGTAGCGTGCAGGCATGAGCACGCTTGCCGAACTTAATACCCGATTGAACCGACTCAACGCCGCTATCGACAGCGGCGAGCGCACTGTTGCGCTGGACGATGGTTCATCTGTGACCTATCGCAGTCTTGACGAGATGATGGCCACGCGCCGTGACTTGCAAACGCGTATCGCCGCTGCGTCTGGTTCTGGTCGTAGCCAGGGCATGGTAGTGATGCGGCCTCGCTTCACCACCATGCGTGGAGGTTGACATGGCTGGATCCAAAGTCATGCCCAACTTTTGGGACCGTGCGGTGGGCTACTTCTCACCATCCAAGGCCTATCGCAACATGCTGGCGCGTGAAGTCTTGCAGCGTGCCTATGAAGGTGCAAGTCGCAGCGATGGTTGGAAGCCCAAGCGTGCAGGTGCAAGCGCCAATGTGGATCATGCTTGCGACGCGCGAGAGCTTTGCATTCGTGCACGGGCGCTGGTGCAAAGCGTTCCGTACTGCGCAAACGCGTTGGAGGTCGGGGTTTCGGCGCGAGTGGGCACGGGTATTGTGCCTGTCTGGTCAGATAAGGTTGTGGCCAAACGCTGGGTCGAATGGGGGCCTCATGCAGACTATGACGGTCTGCTTGATGTGTATGGACTGCAGGTCAAGGCGGAGCGCGCGCGCGATCAAGATGGTGCAGTTTTTATTCGCAAACGCATCCAGAAGATGGGAGCGATTGTCCCTTTGAAGCTTCAGGTGCTGGAGATGGACTACCTGGATGCACAGAAAAACAGCGTGCTGGCTGGTGGCAACGAGGTGATTGCCGGAATTGAATACAACCGCCGTGGTCAGCGGGTTGCCTATTGGTTTTTTGAGCGTCATCCAGGTGATACGGGGTTCTGGCATTTGGGGCGCTCGGGGCAAAGCGAGCGAGTGCCGGCTGACGAAATCATCCATCTATTCAATCCGGCGCGGCCTGGGCAGCAAAACGGCTTCTCGCGTTTCGCGCCTGTCGTTGCAAAAGTTCGTGATTTGTATACCTATGGCGATGCAGAGCTGCAGCGCAAGCAGCTTGAATCGCGCATGGGTGTTCTGGCGACTCTGGAGAAGTCCGAAGGGGTACCTCCACAGTTGCCGGGTGAGCAAAAACCAGGTGTGCCAGGCGTTATGGATCTGGGTGACTTGGCTGGCGGTGGCATCGTGGCTCTGCCGCCCGGTGTGAGCAATCCCGTGTTCATTGAGCCCAAGGCGGTTCCAGGCTTTACCTCATACATGAAAGAGGGGTGGAAGGAGGTGGCCGCTGGCTACCGCATCCCGTACGAGCTGATGACTGGAGATTTGTCGGAGGTGAACTTCAGTTCCAGCCGCATGCGGCAAAACCAGTTTCGACGCGAGGTCGAGATGGACCAGTGGTCCATCACTGTGCCTATGCTTTGCGTGCCGATTGCTCGCTGGTTTCTGCAAGCGTTGGACTTGGTGGCTGCAGTGCCATCGGGATTGGCAATGCCTGACTGGACCGTGCCGAAGTGGGCCAGCCCCAACCCGGTTCAGGATGTGGCCAGCGACGTGGGTGCGGTCAAGGGTGGAATGCAGTCGCTGAGCGAGATCATCCGCCAGCGTGGCTATGACCCAGAAGTGGTGTTCACCGAGCTCAAGGCCGACCTGGAGCGTTTGAACAATGACGGAACCTTGCCATTGTTGGCTGCGCTGTGGGGGGCTCAAAACCCCCTGGACTTGCTGGCGAGTGTGGGCGAAAAGGCGAAGGATTAAAAACAGTCTCACCTTTCCCTAGAGGTGAGACAGGCAAATCGCAAAACTGCGATCTATGCCAAATCAAAACGCATCTTCCCAGCAGGCCAAAGTGCATGACATGCCCGTGCAGGTGCGTGCAGCCACTTTGGTGCCCAGCACCTTCAACGACGCTGACAACACCGTAGAAGTAGTTTGGACGCAAGGAGCAACCGTTCGCCGTTATGACTGGTGGAACGAGCGTCCCTATGACGAAGCCTTGGAGGTGACGCCTGAGGCTGTGGACATGGCCCGTTTTGAGGCTGGCACGGTGCAAGTTCTTGATGGTCATCGCACCTATGGCGGGATCAGCGCCATCCTGGGTATTGCCGAACGCGGTTGGATTGAGGGTGGTGAGGGGCGCGCTGTGCTGCGCCTGAGCCAGCGCCCTGAACTGGCGGGTTTGGTAGCTGACATCAAGGCAGGCGTGATTCGCGCCATCAGCTTTGGCTACAGCGTGCAGAAGTTCGAGATCACCCGTGCGCAAGACCGCACCGATGGCGTGAATGTGGATCTGTACCGCGCTGTGCGCTGGACGCCCCAGGAGATCTCTTTTGTGACAGTTCCGGCCGATCCTGGAGCCGGTACTCGTAGCCAGCCATCTGGTGAGCAAGGCGGTGCCAAGTTCGCCTGTGAATTTATTACCAACCGGGCCGTCGCCCACAACCAAGAGGAGCAATCCATGCCCCAGCACAACAACGCTGGTGAGGGCGGCACAACCGTCCACACTCCTACGGCCGAGCCTACTCGCGCTGCACAGACTGTTGCACCTGCAGCGGTAACTGTAGATCCCGCGCCTGCCGCCGCATTTGACGGTGAGCGTGCAGCTTCTATTGTGGAGCTGTGTCAGCGCCATGGCATGGCTGACCTGCAGGCCAAGCTCCTGCGCGACCAAGCCACCATTGATCAAGCCCGTGCCGCGGTCCTCGATGAGCTGGACAAGCGCTCGGCGGCCAGCGCAGGCGGTCCCACTACGCAGATTCGCACCGTGGGCGATGAGCATGAAACCCGTGTGCGCGGGATTGAAAACGCGCTGATGCACCGTGCTGACCCGCGCATCAAGCTGGATGACAACGGGCGTCAGTACCGTGGCATGTCGATGCTGGATATGGCGCGCGAAGTGGTGGAGGGCCTGGGCCGCAGCACCCGTGGCATGAGTCGCATGGAACTGGCGACGGCTGCCATTCAAATGCGTTCCGCCTACATGGGGACTGGTGACTTTGTGAACCTGCTCGGTGGTGTGGGGCAGCGTATTTTGCGCAATGCCTACGACCAGGCTCCCAGTACTTTCCAGTTGTGGGCGCGCCGTGCAAGCAATCTGCAGGACTTCCGCATCCGCAATCTGATTGGGGTGACAGGTGACACCGAGCTGAAAAAGCTCAATGAGCACGGTGAGTACACCTACGGAAGTCTGAGTGAGGATGGTACCGGCTACAAGGCCATGAGCTACGGCCGTAGCTTGGGCATCACCCGCCAGATGCTGGTCAACGACGACCTGGATGCGTTTGCGCGTGTGGGCGCGCGCTTTGCTGATTCGGCTCGCCGCCTGGAAAACCGCCTTGTCTATCAGCAGATTCTGGGCAATCCCACCATGCAGGATGGCAAGACGCTGTTCCACGCCAGCCACGGCAATTTGGGTACGGCTGCGTTGGGCCTGGATGGTTTGTCGGCTGGTCGCACGCTGATGCGCAAGCAAAAGAACGGTACAGGACAAGACGCCGAGCAACTGAACATCGCGCCCGCTTATCTGCTGGTCCCATCGGACCTGGAGACCAAGGCCTACCAGTTCACCAGCTCCAACTACACGCCCACCGAAGCCGGCCAGGTCAACGAATTCCGCGCCGGTGGCCGCACTGCGCTGGAGCCGATTGTGGAGCCGCTGCTGGACAGTGACGCCACTGCTTATTACCTGCTGGCCAGCTCCGGGCAGATCGACACCGTGGAATACGCCTACGTCGACGGCTACGAAGGCTTGCGCGTGGAAACCTTCGTCAGTGAAGACGTGGACGGCATCAAGTTGCGCGCCACGTTGGACTTTGCGACCAAGGTCGTCGACTGGCGCGGCATCGTCAAGAGCAAGCCCTAAGCCGCTGGCTCACGGGGTGGGGTTGCCGATGCG